ATGATCAAGAAAAAGAATTGAACGGATGTTTAAAACAGCACGGTATGAAAATGTCTGATGTCAGAGATGCCCACGGTGATTACATCGAGCCGGATGGTCCGGAAGAGAGTGATGACGAAAAATAATTATTAATTATTAATTTAACAATAAAAAAATGGATTTAATTATACGAGTTTGTGTAGTGTTAGTGATAGCGTGGTTAATCATGGCTTATTTGATTCCACTTTTACCGGCACCATTCGCTGGAATTTTATTAGTTGTCCTTGTAATTTGCATAATTCTGTGGCTTATGAAAACCGCGGGATTATGGTTCTAAATATATGATTAAAAATATACTCACATCAAAAGCCGTTTGGTTCAACATCGTGGTCTTTGTGATTGCCATTCTGGCATTACCGGAGTTCGTAAAAGTTCTCCCTGCATCATGGATTCCTTACGACCTGCTCGGTGGAGCAGTTGGCAATGAAATTTTGAGAATATTCTTCACATCACAGCCGTTGACGACATTTGCAGCAAATAATCAATAAAAAACATGGATAGTCAATTCCCTCAAATAAAGGTCACCCACAACATAGGCAACACAATCACGATTCCAAATCAATTGGATGTGAAGGTTTTTACCTATCTCAATACCAACATTATTGCCGGGACAGCATCGCTCCCAGTGGACAATGCTACCGATTTTACTGACACAAGCACTCCGATACTTGTCTCTCAAATGGGAGCGGAGAATTCCGAGATTGTCATTCAGGCATCAAACACCACGAATACAATCGCATGTAGTTCGACTTTGTTTCCGCACAATCGTGGAGACATTGTTCAGGAATTGAATTACGATCAGATTGTGGTTTCTTGGTGTGCGACGATTGGTGGCACATACGCCGTTCTTTCAACTTCGACATTTCAGACAACACAGCAAAACACAATCGTCTTCCATCCAGCTGGATTACTGACAACTTTCTACAAAGTCCAGTGGAAAAATTCCATCACCGGAGCATTGTCGGATTTATCTGATCCGATAAGTGTCTCGACATACCTTCCGACATCAGTCGCTCAGATCATATATCCGGTTTTGAAAGCTATGGGCGTGTCGGAAAATGATCCGAAAATTAACACCGACTTCTGTCTTTCAGCTGTCAATGATGCTCGAAAATATGTAGCAGCAAAACTCTATGGCATCAGACAGGCATGGCAACAAAATTTCGAGTTTCCGATTCAGATTCTGGCCGGGACGAATTATGTTGATTTACCAGATAATATTGAATTCAAGGAGACCGATCGTTCAGTTCTGGCCGCGAGATTTCTCATCGGCAATGTTCTGACACCATACAATTTGAGATACATTGATAAGCGGTCATACAATCAAATTGCCTTTTCTGTGATGGGGGGATATTCAACAGTCCTCGCGAATATCGGAGATACAACAGTTTCAGTCGACAGTGCAGGTGATTTTCCGAACACGGCCGGCGGTGTCGCTTATGTGGCCACTACCGACTTTACTCAGACAATCATGCAAATCGCCTACACCGCGGTGGACTTAACCAACAACCAATTAACGGGAGTAACCGGGATTACAAGGTCAATACCAGTAGGAACACGGGTATGGTCGAGACCGACTATCTCACAGCCGATATATTACACGGTGTTTGGAGATAAAATGTTCTTTGACAGAATAATTCCCGATTCGATGCAAGGCGAAAACGTCTACATCGATTACTATACGTTGATTAGTGAGGTAACGGATTTGACACAGATTCTTCCCGAAAATTACAGAGAGATGTACAAATTTTACCTGCGTTGGGCAATAAAATATCGTAAAGATATTTCGTTGAGCAGTGGTGATCCCGATTTAGGGAAATTTGAAGATTTGGTGCAAGCGTTGTTTAATAACTTGTATTCAGGACAGGATACTACGGTTATCACAAATTAATAATTAATTTAAAAATAAATTTATGTCACGAATAAATCCTTTGGTTACGACAGTTGATTTTGTACAGCAAGATCCTGTCTCGCATTTGCTGAGTTACGGTGTTGTTGATGCTACTCCGCCGGCCGGAGCAACATACGCCGGTATCTTCGCACCTGATTGCGTTTTGGTAGGTTTGGATGGTATTGCAGTTTGGAAAAATACTGGTACAACCGCTGTACCGGCTTGGACGTCGATGGGTTCAGGAGCAGCTGGTGCAACTGGATTCACTGGCTACACAGGCTTTACTGGATACACTGGAAATACCGGCTATACCGGCTTTACCGGTCACACTGGTTTTACTGGCTACACTGGTCCTGGTGGTACTGGCTATACCGGATATACCGGTTACACTGGCCCAACCACTACCGGCTACACCGGTTATACCGGTCCAGGAGGTACGGGATACACTGGCTATACCGGTTATACTGGTCCGCAAGGATTGGCCACTGGTTACACCGGCTATACTGGACGAACTGGGTACACCGGCTTCACCGGATACACTGGCTTCACCGGTCCATCAGTCACCGGTCCGTCATTCGGCCCGAGTGCTGTGACTTCGATCACGGTTCTGAATGGAGTTATAACGCAAATTTCGTAGTCTTTCTACTCAGTCCGTTGTTCTACTAGGCGGACTGGGATAGGAAAATTAAATTTATGCCATCAATACAATCACAATACAATAAAACAAAGCCGCAAGTGAAACGAATGGCACCCCAGCCACAAGTTGCACAGACAATAAAAAATGTAAAAATTCCTTATCCAACAGAAGGGATTATTCGAACGGCCTCATTGGATGATACGGTTTGTCCGGAAAACTCCGTTCAGATGGCAACGAATTGGAATTTTGATTGTATCGGAGCACTGACAACACGCCCGGGCGTAGCCAATCTTTATACTCAACGAGGTGGGAGTATCACTTCGTTTGGAACTTTGAATATTTTGGCTGGTGCTCAAAAATTATTCTCTCAGGTTGCAACCGATATTTCGGTTTGGACTGGATCGGTATGGTCAACAGTTAGAACTACATCAGTATCAACTAAAGCTAGATTTGCTCAGTTTCTTGGATACATTTGGATGGTCAACGGGCATGGCGGAGATGCTCCACTGGCTTCGAATGGCGGGGCTTTCGCCGCATACGATGTTCCAGCAACTTTCCCGAAAGGAGATTTTATTTCAGCGGGGTTTGATGGGCGTGTCTGGGTGGCTGATGCTTCACTCGATGCTCTTTACTACACCGATCAAATTCAATTTACAGGTTCTGCTTATGTTTCTCCTTTGACTTTTAATTTGGCTACAAATTTTATCGAGTATCTTTCACCTCAAGATGGCCAATCAATAACTGGTTTGTGTAGAATTCCAAAAGCACTTTTGGTCTTCAAACAGAATAATATATTCCGAGTCTATTCCGCTTCGAATGTTGATCCCTATCCGGCTTACAATGTCGGCACTTACTCTCAGGAATCAATCGTTCAGGCCAAGACCGGTATATATTTTCATCACTCGTCCGGATTCTATCAGTTCAATTACTCGGCTTACAACAGTCAACCTATTGAAATTTCTCGTCGCGTGATTGACTTTATCAGAGCTATTCCACGATCAAATTTCGCAAACATTATCGGTATCTTTGATGGTTTCGATTCTGTCAAATGGTCTGTTGGTCCTGTCACAGTCGAAGGCGTGACATACGCGAACTGCCAGATGAGATATTCAATCTCGACACAGATTTGGGCGATCTACGATTACGCCGCCAACAATATCACGGCGATGATTCGGTTTGACGACGGCACGACTCTCCATCAAGTTTGTGGGACTTCTATCGGGCTTACCGGAGATTTGGATGTTGGTACAACTGATTTTGGCCAGCCGATTTTCTACGAGATGATTGACAGGTGGCGTTCATTCACCGATATGTATTCGAACTCGAAATCCATCAGTGGAATAAATGTTTTTCACGAAAACGCCGCGGGTGCTGATTTGTCGTATCAAACCGAAAAATCCGGTCCAGATGTTTGGTCACCAATTGCTACACTCGATGACAATTTCGATTCACTGATGCCGAACGCCAGCACCGATGACTTCGAAGGGATACGTTTTCGTTTGAGTGGATTTACCACCGGCACACCGGTCGTGGTGCACGGTATTGAATTGTTGAGCATCCAAAACAAAGGATTTGACACTAACTAAAAACTATTATGCAACTTCAAGATTTAGGTCTCGATCGCAACTTAATAAAAGCTCCTCTTGACGGAAACTCTTGGGACTCCGAGTTTATTGCGATGTCACAAGGAGATACAACCGACACAACAGCTCCTGTTGATGGTGCTGTTTCTGCTTCGGCTACCAGTCCAGACAACCCGATTGATCCTATTCCGACAGGGGGTGCTGCAACCGATGTCAACAACGGATCTATACCTATAAACGCACAGCTTTTGACTGGCACAATACCACAGTCGGCTTTCGATATTGCCAATTTAGGGTGGACACAAACACCGGTATTTTCGGCTTCCGGTACTGACACGGTAAATTGGACACTGGGGGATTTCACATCCGCAGGTGGTGATGTTTATCACATAATTGCCGGCACTACCGGAGCAATGACACAGATAACATATATTTATTTGAATACAAATGTCTCCACGACACAGTATCAAGTGACGACAACTCAAAATGATGTCATCGGCCACGGGCGAGTTCTCATTGCTGTTGCTCAAAACAATGCCTCGGGTGCTACGTTCAATCCAGTTGAAACAACTCTAATTACCGCCAACAATATTTTTGTCAACACTCTTTCCGCTATATCTGGAAACCTTGGAACGATCACGGCTGGTTCAATAAATATAAATAACAAAGCTATCATTGATTCAAACGGAAATGCTACTTTTAAAAGTATTGGACTATTGAATCAGTTTGTTGCTGGTGAAAATGTCACGGCAGGAAAATTGTTGTGTTTTAAAAACACTTTTGCTGCATGGGGAGATGATGCCAGTGCAAATAGAAATACGACTGGAGTTTGTACTGCATCGGTTTATGTTGATGGAACAGCGGCGAACGCCAACACTAACTATTCCGCCAATAATGATTTACCGTATTGTGGGTTTAATTCTCCTTCTGGTGCAGGGATGTACAGTTTGTATAAACTTGATTCAACCATGCCCCCTGGGTGGGCTGAGCTTGATACAATTTCACTTAGATTATATGTTGTGTTTTCTAACGCTTCTATGAATGGAAATTTCCTTTTAACTAGAAATACCTCTGATTTTGTCGAAAGCACTGTGACTTATAATTCACGACCAAGTACTGATGGAATTGTTTGGAGCACAGCTAAAGTTGTAGTTCAATCTTTTGGTGCTGAAAATAACGCTTCGAC